TTTAATTGTAAAGAGTGTTGTGAAGTTTGGAAGGTCTTCTGGATCATCATATGCGCGGGCTTCTAGAATTGCCGACAGCTTTAAACGATCTGCGCCAGGAGCTGAGTAGTTAGAAGATTCCAAAGCGGGATCTAATAAAGTACTATCACTTGTATAATCTATAATGTTTTCGATGATATTGAATCCAACTTTAGCTGTTGGATTATCACGGTATCGATCTAGGATAACTTCCTGTTCTGGGAAGTATACGAAATGTTCTTTTGAGAATATAACGCCTTCTGTAATACGGAATGCAGAACCTTTTCCTATAGAATTTGCTGAGGCGCCGAGTACAACGACATTACCTACATTTGATACAAGAGTTTCGCCATATTTAAATTTCTTTTGTAATGTATTTGCGCTATCAGGAGAAAGGTAATCAATATAAAGTGTTTTTGTATTAGAGCTAATTTCTGAACCATCAGCAATAATATTGACAATTGCCTTGACATTAGATACATTACCACGTAGTTCTACACCATCAAAATTTGAAAGAACGATGTTGTTGCCAGTATCATCAACATCTCTAATTTTTACGTAATCTAAAGGACCAGTTGAAGATATGTTATTTGCGAAAAGTTGGAAATTACCAGGAATAACAATTGTGCCTTCGACAAAGATATGTCTACCAAATCGCGTAATCTGCTTTTGCAGAATTGTCTGCATTTGGGTAAGTTCACGACCTTGAACGGCAAATCCAGGCTTATAGAGGATTCTGTAATACTCTTTTGTATCTTCGTAATCGTCATAATATGGAGTTACATTCAAATCTGTCGATAAGTTGTATTGCTCTGTATTTGCGTAATCTGAACCTACAGTGGTCATCTAGTATTTTTCCTCTTCACTGGAATTAAAATGAAACTACAATCTTAAAATCTTCGGTCTGATCTGTAGTTCTTTGGATTGGTGTAATATTATTTATGTACAATATACTTCCTGTATATGGTTTAAATGCTCTATCGATAGTAGATCGAGTTGAATGCGATGATCTTGTAGTATCGCCTATTATTTCTTTTGAAAGATTCAAAGTTCCTGAAACATCTACCAAATACAAGAGACTTTGTGCTGAATTCCAACTTGCAACCTGACCTCTAAATGTTGCCGTAGCTAAACTTGTTCCTTGGAAAACAAATTCGTCTTCCAAATAGTTATCCCCTTCTTCATCTAAAAGGATCTGAGTAGTTTGTGAGTATACTATTCCAGATGCTACGGTAACGGCATCATTTAAAATAGGATTTTTGACAATTGCTACCTGTCTAAATTCATTTTGAATATCTAAAACGCCCGATTCGGAACCTCTAAACTGAGTATTGATAATAACAAATGATGCTCCAAGTTCTTCTACTGGATCGGCACCATGACCGCCTTGAGGACTCATTACTACTCTTGCTGTTGCGCCTTGGCCAACACCGCCAACTTGATTGATTGTAACATCAGCGTAAGTATAGTTTTGACCTTTATTAGTTATAAGAATACCATCTATGACAAAAGTGGACGGATTAACAGTTGGAATGGCTTCTGCTCCAGTACCATCTCCTGTAATTGTGATTGTAGGAGCAGTTGTATATCCTGATCCAGCATTTGTGATTTTAATCGATCCAATCGATCCTTGCACAGCATTGGCCTGAACGTGCCATTGTAATGAGCCATTGTCTTCAGTCAGTGTGCGAACAGGAATAAAATTGGTTGTAGTAAAACGCAACTGCTCTTCATCCGATAACTCATACATAAATTTCCAGATATACTTATCGGCTAATTGTTCGGCAATATATGTATTGATGCTTGTCGGTTTAACCGTGGATTCTCCACCATTGTTATTACCTAGACATTTATATACTTTCCATTCGTCAGTTACAACGTAAAATTTTACAGTAGGATCATTCATATCCAGATTAGCTTCGGAATCGTCATACTCGGTATATACTGTTCCTGATTCCCAATCAAATCTACGAATAGCTAGACGAACATCGTTACCCTGAATCTTTTTAGCACCAATCATGTTTTTCCAAACACGAATATTGGTTTCTACTGAGTTAACAGCCTGTGTTGGATTAAGATCGTCCGGCCATGGATCTACTTTACCAAATGTGAGATAAGAATTTGGTAGCGTTGCCTCAGAAAGTGAAGCCTTAAACTGTTCGGCGTTGTAGATTTGAAGACTTTTAGTGTATATCGAAGACATTTCTTTTCCTATTTTCTACTATTTAGTATATAACTTTGCCAACATTAACTGTTCCTGAAGTGTTAGGAAGAAGCGTATTGGCCAGATAAGCAGGAACAAGTGTGTTACCTTTATAAGGAACAGTATAGATGATAACCTGATTTGTATTTACCACAGTTTTGACTTTGTATGGGCCTCTCAGATTTGCTGTATTGCCTGAAACAAGAGCAAGATTTCCAGATACCCAATCCAGATAGATAACATCATTCACACTCAATCCATGAGATGTGTAGTTTATATAAACATTTCCTATGGCATGATGATAAGTTCTTGCTCTAGTTAATGCTAGATTATCTGTTGCCTGTCTAATAGGAACATTTAGATTTATTCCCTCATCCACTGTTGTGTATTGACCATACAGTTTCATTCCTGAAGGATGTATGAGGTTTTTGAGAACTGTTCTATACTTATCCAAAGACTGTCTAACTTTGACAACGTAAGAGAACTTTTGATAGTAATCTCTATCTTGAATAAAGTTATATGATGAAATATGACCATCATCGTTAAGATAACGACCAGGAGAGGTAAATGATCCTGTAATGATTGTGGCTACTGCCTGTGCTGTGCCATCGCCAGACTGTGTAAGGTTTAATGTAGGAGGAGTAACGTATCCTGAACCACGCTTAAGAATATCAAAGCTTAATATTGCACCTTGTGTAGTATCGGATGAATAGAGAATATCTCCTGATCCAAGAATGGCAGTAACTTGGACATTAGCTCCATATGCATCAACATTTGACGATATAACATTAGTTCCAGGTAAAAATGCTTGATCATATCCTGAACCACCTGTGATGTGCCCAGGAATATTTACAAATTCTACAGCAGTAATTGTGTTGGCTTGAGAAGTATCGACATTACGAACTCTACCAACTGCGCCAGTTCCGTATCCACCAGGAACGTTTATAAACTCAATTGTGTCGCCAACATTATATCCACTACCACCATTAACAATTTTCATCTTTCCAAGAATACCAAGACTTCTGATTCTTGTATTGGACTGAGCAACAATGGTAGGCGCGCCGGTATAACCAGATCCTAAGTTGAATAGAACAACTGCTGAAATTGGACCAGTATTGCCATAAACAAAATAAGACATAGAATTGGCAATCCACTGATCGGCAGGATTAGCTATAGAACTATTAAGATTTGAAAATCTTGCATTATTGATCGGTGTGTTTGCTTCTAATGAAATAATAGAAGAAACAATATTATATGTATTAGGATGAAACGAATTATCAGCAAGAACGGCTGTAACATTTCCATTTGCTCCTGTGCCATTACCACCTGTAACGACAACTGGATTGTTTACCTGGAATCCAGCACCGCCGTTGAATACAGTAACGCCAGACAAATCGCCTCTACTTACTGAGGTAATAATAATATTTGCGCCAGTTCCAGTTCCACTTTCAACTACTATATAATCGCCAACGTTATATCTTGATCCACGATTAGTAATTTCAACAGTATTAATACCGCCAGAAAATAGATTTGCTGAAATTGTCTTTTCAATTCCATTTTCAAAGAATGTGGTGGTTATTGGTTCGCCAGAAGAGAATTCTCTATATTGATTCGAAAGTTTAAGTTCACGAATAAGAGAAGTGCCTTCATAGTAGGAAGATGTTCCTTCTACAACAGCCCTAGCATTAGATGTACTACCAGTAATCTGTCTACCAATAAACTTATTCTCTATTGCTAAAGAGCTATTTGCATTACCACTAACTTTTATGTCTTCAATCTTAATTGATTTTTCAATAAACCATTTACCATCCGAAACTTTTAGAACATCTTTTTGTGGATAGTAGAACTCAACATCCTCATCAAATAGTATTCTCATAAGGAATCGGATTGATTTCTCGGTACCTCTAGAACGATAGAAGTCCTTGATCTTTTTAAGGATCAAAGTCTTGTCTACTGTGGCATCTTTTGGAATAAGTGGAATAAAATTATCGTAGAATTTTTCAACAAAAATATCAGATAAGTCAATATCAGACTGGTCTAATAGATTTTTAGATACATTTACAGCACCATTCTGCTGTTCCATAAACTCATAGTATGCTTCCATAAAAGCAACAAAGTTATCATGATCATTTCTAACAAAAAATGGTACTTGAGACGCTACTAGATTTGATATCTTATTGTTGCTGATCATTTTTTATACTGAAACAATTTCTGTTTGGAATGATAGTGGATTATCCACATCAATATCTAAAATTTTATTTCTGACAGATTCTATAATTTCTTTATCGACAAAGGTATTTATAGTGAGTACATTTGGTTCATAATAAGAGTTACTTGCTACAGATACGGGCAATACAGACTTGAGAACGACAATACCATTATTATAGTCTATGGTTCCTGCGTTCTTATTAACGAATACTTTTTCACCAGAAGTATTATAATAATATGTTCTGAGTGTACCTACACGCGATTGTAGAATAGGTTGAACCACGACACCAGTTCCTGTATCACCAGATATTGATATGGAAGCTCTTGTATAGTTTTGCCCCTGATTTAACAACTGAATTGATACAACTCTGCCACCAAAGAGCTTTGCTACACCAACTGCTCCTGTACCATCGCCTGTGATGGTAACTGTTGGAGTTGTTGTGTAGTTTATTCCTCCATTAATAATATCTATTCTTTCAATACCAGAGGCTATAGATGGAACCTCTTCAAAGTATACTTGTCTTGTAACAAAGTTTGAATCCACAATACCTAAAGATGGATAAGATGATATCGAACTATTGAAATCGCCTTTCTTAATAGGTATACCAAAATCAACGGTATAATTCTTTGATTGGCTTAAAGTGATAGGTATTCTTTTCTGGATTATAACCTTAATGTCTGAACCAGTAATAGAACTTTCGGAATCTTCAATATACTTTTGAACTACTGATTTCTTGAATGTAGATTTAAATCTGCCAAGATAGTCTGTTTTATAGTCTTCAATAGAAGCATTAACGATATTTCTAATAGCAGCGGCATCGTTTTGTGTGGCCGTTGGTTGATAGTAAATTGTGCCGCGGATAAGAATAAAGGTATAAGATGGATCAACGATTTCAGGAGAAACAGTTAGAACGTTTCTGTTTTCGATTAGAGTGTCCTTAATATTTTCTTTTTCCAAGTTACTAAGGAAATAGCCCTCTTTAGTTTTCAAAGACAGAAAGACCTTACCGTAGATAACAGGAATATTGTCTTCGCCGCCCCACACAGCTACCGAATCAATGTTTGGATAGTCTTTGGTTATGAGTGTTTCATAGTCATATGTGGTAATAGCGCGGTTCTGTGCTGAGTAGTAATAAGGAGCGCGGTACTTGACCTGCTCAATTGTTTCCTTTTCAGTACCAGAATATGAAGCGCCTGTAGAATTAACTAGAACATTAGAGAATGTAATTGTTTCACCGATAGAAAAAACATTAATCTTATTGGCAATTGAACCAGCAGTATCAACATATGTTATATTGATGATATTACCATTGGCAGGTTTCTTACCTATAACGTCATCACCGAAGATTATTCTGTAATTTCCATCTTCATTTTCTTCCACAAAGTATATCTGGGAATCGCGGGTAATTTCTGTTAGGTCTTCAGCAACGGTATAAACGTATGTTTGAGTGTTGGAAGCTGATTCTTGAATAGTAACGCTAAGAGTATTAAGGTCTACTCTATTAGATGGTATTTCAAATCTTCTCTTGGTGTTTGATGGTTCCATAAGGAATTGGCGAGTAACAACTTCGCCTTGTTTTATTACTACATTACTAAATGCAAATGATACGCCATCATCTTTAAATGCCGTGTTAGAGTTTAAAGTTACGAATGGATAGTTTATTCCGTCTATTGAAGCGCCTAGGAATCTGGTGTATTTGTCTATTGTAAATGAAGAAAGTGTGTTTCCAACTGGTGGAGTAACTCTGATGTTTACTTTTGTTTCCGCGCCATGGCTGCTTTCTGGTACGTAGTTGATAAGCTTGGCATGTGATACCGTAGACTGGCGCAACTTTGATGTATCCAAGAACATTTCATTGGCAATCATATTCAAGTAATATGCGTTATAGTGAGTATTGTAGGCCAGAAGGTCTAATAGAACGCCCATACCTGAACCTTCAAAGTCAAAGTCCTGAAAACGTGACTGGCTTCGAAGGAATGTCTTTAGGTTTGTCTTGATTGAATCGAAATCAAGATCGGTAACTGTTAACGTTGTATTTGCTGCCATTAGCGGACTCTTTCTAGAAATATTGTGATAGTTGCCGGTTCGTTCCTGTTTAGCACCACGAAATCTATTCTCGCATTATATCCATTATTATCATAGTCCATAGAAACCTTAACTCCCAATACGGACACTCGAGGTTCGTAGTTTTGAATAACTTCCGTAATAGCATTTTCTAAGAAGTTCGAAACAAGTGGAGACATGTTATCAAACAGCAATTTCACAGCACTTGAACCTATACCTGGTCTAAAAGGCTTTTCGTAAAAGTTGGTTAGAATGAGATTGCGAACAGAACGCTTGATAGCATCTTCACCAGTTTTTATCACCACATCCTTGGTTGTTGGATGAGCTATAAAATCCAAATCTAAATCTGAATAGTCTGGAGTTCTTGATATTACTATTGGTTGTGCCATATGGTTATTTATAACTCTCTAGTAGGGGGCGGTACTGGTTTAAATGTTACTTGAGCAGCTTCAGCATCGACAGAAGCTCCGGAAGCAAGTAGAATATTAGGCGTACCGCCAGAACCATCGGCGGCAATTGTGCTTCCCTTCAACGATATTTTTCCACCGCCTTTTAAATTCAAAGCTTCGGCAGACTTCATATGCATACTTGCTCCTGATTCTACCATTAGTTTTCTGCCTGAATAAAGGCCTAAATTCTGCTTGGCACCAAGAGATATGGAATCGCTTGTAGACAATAGAGCCAAACCGCCATCGGAAGCAATAGTGGTAATACCTTGAGATGTGATCTTGCTTGACCCTTCAATATTGGTAGCCATTTCTTTGGCTGTGGTATCCATATTACCACGAATTGTTTGATTTAAATTCTTGGCTGTTAAATTCATATCGCCATGGACAACTGTATTATAATTACCCTTGACGGTCACATTATAATCTCCGTCTACGCTAAGGCTTCCTCCGCCTTGGACTGTAATATCCTGAGCTCCTGTGACAAGGACTCGGTCTTCACCAAAAATAATTTGATACATTCCATTCTGCGCGCCAATTGATATAGCACCATCAGGCATAAACTGGATCATGGTGCCGCTGCGGTGCTGAATAGTTACATGCTCAGACCCCTTGGTGTCATCGGTCATAATAACATGGCCCGATCTAGTCTTGGTAATTATATTATAATTAGGATATTCACCGCCTGTGTCACGCGCATCTGGTGGACTAGACCAATCAGTCGGTGTCACATTCTTAGGATTTCCTGGTGGTTTATAAACGCCCATTATTCATCACTCTCTTATTTTAATACTGAAAAAATTTCAGTTGCTTTATGTCCAAATTCATTTGCTTTATTTAATAGTGTTTGAGCCTGTGTGCCTGGAGCAATTACTTTTTCCATCATACCCTTAGCTATTGTTTGTTTATCTGGTGGCAGTCTATTAAACATATCGGACATAACTCCAGATGAGCCACCAAACATATTACCTAGCGTAGCACCTGGGAATCCAGCACCAGAGGACATTAATGTACCAAACGCATCTATTGATTTTTGTACGGCCTCAGGTGTTGTTATTTGGACCGCACCAGTAGCAGACAAGCTCATAGATATGTCACCAAATGCCGTAGGAATAGTAAATGGAGTAGCTGCTAACTTATCTAGACCAAATAATGAGGTGTCATATTGAAGGCGTTGAATATTGCTAATTACTTCTCCGAGAGACTGATTACCTTTTAATAGATTTACAGCGTTGGCCAAATATGTAGTAGAATCCACCTTGCCTGCTGTAGAAAAACCACCACCCTCAGATATTTCCATGGTCTGCATTAAAGTGAACATATTTTGCATACCTAAAGCTAATTCAGGTGGCAAAGATGATAATAATTCGTCAAGAACCGATGAGCTAAGAGATGACAGAATAGAACCAACCGAGAAATTGGTACCAGGTAAAGCTGAAAGCATACTACCAGTTAGAATATTAGAAAATGCCTGTGTAGCAGTAGAAACACCATTTACTTGCTTTAATGGCATGCCAGCTAGATTATATGATGCTCCGTGAGAAGGCATACCTCTTAATAGATCATGATTATGGAGCTGACCTTTTTCTTGTATTTGACGGATTCGAGTACCACCTGACATTATTTCTTTAACATTAGGAGGAATATTTACATTAATAGTGGTGGCAAAAGCCGTAGTTAATGCAGTTAAAAATGTATTTAAGTTTTTATTACCTGGTTGCCCGCCTGGTTGTCTATTTGTTGGTAGTGAACCAAGGACAATAAGGCAAGAATCACCTGGTGGTCCACTCTTCACACACAACAAAGATTGACCAGGATCTACCACACCATTAAATTGAGAAGCGCCGCCCTGATTAGGTGGCATTACTGTCATAGAATAACCGCAGTCTTCTTTCTTTACATTATTGCCATGTAGCTGTGGCAAATAAACACGGACTAGACCATTTTGATTTGGATCTGGATCAGCATCATGCCCACCAACACATACACCAATTAATAAACTATTTTCTGTTGTCGGATCTCTTGGTCTACTCATATTATACTATTCCCTGCCCTGCTGTCTGTGCTACACATTCCATGGTAGTTGTCGAGAAACCACCATTTTTAATTGTGTGAGTTAAATTAACGATTAAATATTTACCAGAGCCATATAATAATTTAAAATCATCACCACCATCCTTTACGCCTTTTCTAGGTAGCTGAACATCTATCATCTTACCTGCATGTAGCATCGGATTCCATGGTATTGTGAGAGATAGAGCTATTTTGTCTTGCTCTAGTAATGACATTCTAGCCTGTCTTTTTAATAGGTATTTTTCTATTTCTGATGGGCACTGGTCTTGTGCTTTTTCTGTATTATAATTCGTCTTGCCAAGGTTCATTACACCTCCGCCTAGACCACATCCAGTAGCCTGATTACCAAATAAACTGTGAGTGCCAGCTAATGGATTCGAACTGACCATAGAATTAATAAAGCTACCGTCCACATCAATACCATTTAAAATATCAGATAATAAATCGAAATCACATGGGAAATGGTATTTAAGAATACTGTAGGGATTACCATAGCCTGAGGACACACCTGTTTCAGCAAATATAAATGGCTTGTCTATTGGTAAACTGGCTTTGGTAAGTGAATAAATCGATTTAAAATGGTGTGTGCCGAAATTATCATATGTCATATAATGCAAAAATGATGGGTCATTACCAAGTGCCAAAGCAGCATTTGCCTGTTGCGTTACCACCTGAAATGGACGAATATTCTCGGCAATATAATCACGGATTGGTGTGCAAGGTTCTACCTGTAATTTATCAGAAGGAACACCAGCGCATCCCTGTAATACTTGTGAAACAATATCAGATGGAGCAGTACATCTCCACGACTGACTGACTAGCGATCTGGCATCATTTAATAGACTATCATCACAGGCATGAACACGGAATTGTTCGTTGCTGCTATTTAATAGTTTACGATCAGATATTCTGTATATTCTTTGAGATATTTCCATGGTAGTCTGCATAGCAAAATAATCTAGGAGGCGTCTCTCAATTTGAATTTCCATCATTTTATTCTTAAAATCATCGTAATTCTTTGGAGGTCCAACATAACCTTCTCCATCTGGCGAAGCGTGAAGGTGAGCGTTGAATAATACGGATGTTTGGAGACCAGGTGTTAATAGGCTTTCTCCTAACGTAATCTCACGGACAGAAACTTCTCTAAGGTTCTGCTCGTCCACGCCATTAAAAGCTACGGCAAATTCAGTTTTTGACTCTTCAACTGTAGGTACATTAATATTGACCATGCTTTATGAAACTCTTCTCATGAATATTGGAACGTTTTTGCCTGTGAGTACACCAAATTCCGTGTTCATCTGATTATAATATTCTTTCTTGATTATTCTAATATTGCGCTTGGCTTCGTTTAATTCGTCTTCATAATCATAATAGGTAACAGCATTACGATATATGGTCTGGATTACTGTCTGACCATTAATTGTCGTATTAAATGGTGTTACGTCCTGTTCATCGGCAAGGTCATCATAATAATCATGTGGCACATCTAGCGGATCATCGGTCAATCTTGTTTTATTGACTACCAGTCGAGTTTCTGTGGTGGTCTGTTCAAGTTCATTCTGTAGCTTAATAACCTTTTCATAATGGTGATATGAGGCAGGATTGGTGGTATCTTGAGTCCATGCCAGAACTTCATGATCTTCTAAGTTTGGACCAAGGTCATCTTCCGCCATGCTACGATATTTGTCTACGATATACTTGGGAAATACAGTTGATGTCAGCGGCCAATCATATTGAGCGTCTATAATATCGTTGGCATATAATATCATCCAGTGGGCCTGTGAATCGCCATATATCTTTGCAGCCAATATTTCTGGTGTATCGCCATCGCGTATTACATATTTAATATATGATGAGGAATTAGATAGGGCGTCACGAATAATAGCGGTGCGGAATAAAAGGTTCCTAATTGTTTGGAAGCTTGAATATTTAACACCTGATATCTGATAGCGAATTACTGGGAATTTATCAAAATAACTGCTCATTCTTAGAATCCTTGGAGAACGCGGCGCTTGTGAACAACTTCAATTTCTCTCATACCCATACTTAGTCTTGCTGCTACTGGATGACCATTAGAGAACGTAGAATAAACACCCGTTGGTGCATAGTCTACCTCGATACGATCCAGAACGCAGGTATTAATTCTTGGAATATTTGTATTTTCTACACCCTTATTATAGAAGGTAATATCAAATTCAGCCGGTGGTATCCATGTGAAGCCTTTAAATGCATTATCTATTTCAGGTGCGGCATGGTATCTAAGAGTACGAATAATGGCTTTCATGCTTTCGGATTCTTGTGGATTACGTGGTGCCATTAAAAATTCAAGGACAA